ACGCTTTGCCCTCTCAAAATAAGGGCGGCAATAATCCTCAGCCCTACCCAATCGCGACAACAGCCATTCCAGTTTCTTTATATCCTTATCGGAAGGTCTAAGCATTATCCTGCTCCCGCTTCAATGCCTCTAAATACTTCTCTATGGCCGATGTCAAACCCTTCAAATGCCTGACAATTAAAACTATCAGCCCTATCTCTGCATCCCTGTTTTTCAGCATTATAAAACCGCTCCTATGCGCCTTGCCCGTATCGTATTGTCCATACGATCCTTGAAATATCCCGCTACCTCTGCCTGATCTTCCGGGGCCTTGTAAGTCAACTGCTCCATCGCCACATATCGAATCGTATCAGGGAAATCCTTATATTCCTCTTTCGGCTTCCCCTTGTCGTTGTACTGATAATTGAACATATAATGCGTGGGGCCATTAATACCGGCACAACCGGATTTAGCAAACAACATTCCCGGCTTCTCGCTCTGTGTTACCTTGGAATAATGCGGCTTCAAGTACTCCCTGACTATCTTGTGTCCCAAATCCACATCACCAGGAGAAGAATGAGACAACCGAATGCGCTTTACCCCGTGCTTTTCTAACTCGGTCTGCCATGTCCTGCTCTCGCCCTCGTTGTAACCCGATTTCATGTTCTCCTTAGAACCCCACTTCTTGTCGAGTATAACAACGGCAGGGTCACTATAACCGTGCATAGCGCGTGTAGCCTTCGCCTGCTTTACCAAATCCTCAATAGGGGATGAAGAAAACAGGTAATCAAACCAGTAAATGCGGTTCTTCGTCTTGCCGAATATCTCTATCTCCTCCGGCGAAACAGCCCCGAAGATCCAGCATGTTTCCCTTGCATCGTGCGGGTCTATCGCCTCTACCCTCATCCATTCCCTCGGAATAGCAAAGTCATTGTAAATATGCGATTCCCTATGCAACTCCTTGTAAACAAGACCTGATAAATGATGCCAAACGCCATGCTCCCTCGCCTCGCGTTCCTCTTTCGGCAAGGTCTTTAAATACTCGTCAATGCCCTTGCGAGGTATAAAACCAAGCGTGCGCCCACATGAACACTTACGGGTTACGCGCTCCTTCTCGTTCTCAGGAAAGTAAATGTCGCACTTATGACACCAATCTCGGCAGTTATCCCAAATGGAACCCCGTATAACCGCAATCTCATCGTCCAACCCCTCAAGTTCAGGCTCTTTTTTGCTTATCTCAAGCATCTACACGCCCGTAATCATCCTCAAAGCGTTCAATGTCGTCCTCACCTAAATACGGGCCGGTCTGAACTTCAATAATTACCAACGGCTCGTTGCCTAAATTTGACAGTCTATGCTTCATGCCACGCAAAATATGAAAAGATTGCTCTGGAAGTAAGACAAACTCACTATCCATTAATTGAACCGATGCCTCACCCTGCACAACAATCCACTGCTCATTCCGGTATTTGTGAGACTGCATGCTTAAACGCTGATTAGGACAAACAACTAAGAGTTTAATCTTTAATACATCACATTCGCTAACCAGATTTTCAAAATAACCCCAGGGTCTTTCCTCACGCATAAATAGCAGCCCTCAAAGATAACCGATCATATACCCAAGGTTCCGCTAAAGGTGTCATCGTGAACCACGAAGCAGCATTACTAACCACCTTCCCACGTTCCGCAGCACGCCATATTGATTCAGGAGGCGGCTCATCCCAGTGAATAAAACCGTTGTAATCCAACCCCTCAAACGCCATCGCCTGCTCATCGTAAGACCGGATATGCAACTCCGAACCACACTTCCCACCCTTGCAATCAAAAGGTAATGTCAATATATTCAAAACACCCGTAGGGCCAGGCTTGAACTTCGCCTGACATGTAGAAGGAACCAAAAACCGCAACATCGGCTCTATCTTCTCAGCAACAGAATGCTTGTAAGTCTCACAGCCCAGCATACTAATACTAGGAACCGGAACATCAATCCTGTAATCAGCATCCTCCGGCAATAACCAGGGCCGAAACCCCATCATGTACGCCAAATCCTCCGCTAATCCCGCAAACGTCTTGCCTACCTTGTTGCCAGCCTCAAAAATACGCCTTCTCGGTGTCTTTCCATCCTTGTTCTTTACCCGAATGAACCGCTCCTGAGCGTCGTTCATCTGTAAAAAGAACAAAGGAAATTCCTTCCTTAACTTGGCACTCAATTCGGTAGTTAAAGGTTTACTTGCCATGCTTCCTCTTCTTCTTGGGACGAACATCTACAATCTTCAAGTCTTATTTAAACATATCCAGTAAAGCCGGGTTGTCCTTTAAAACCTGATATAACCCATTAGCAAGGCACTCAACTATCCGCTCACTTTCCTTGCTCCCATTGTTCAATTCACCAAGGCCAGAACACCGATCAATGCCGTGGATAAGCTCATGCAATACCGTTGCAGCAATAATAGAATCAGGCTTAAGGTTTCCGCAAGAGTCTAACTCGGTAATCCGCAACTCTAACATGTCTCCGTCATGCTGTGCCGATAAGTCAACCCGTTCCTTGAAATGATAAGGGAATAACACCGTGTAATTATGGCCGCCTATCTTGATAGTAGAAGGAAGGTTCATAAAGTCCTTTTGTAGGGGGGGAATATGTAGGAGATATATAGACTATGTGCATAGGGGTAGCCCCCCCCCTCCCCCACCGTGTCTGCCGCCTGATTTTTTATTACTTAAACACTAGCCAGGGACGCTGATTATAGCTGCGATTGCACGACTACCTGATTATATATCAGCTATCCCTCTTTACTATGTACCTGTTATCACTCAACTATCCACCCCTTGACTATCATCTTGTGTAACATTACCGCGCTGTAACTCCTCAATCTGCCCGATCAATAGGGATATATTACCTGTTGATTTGCCAGTTTCCAGGCGCTCCTTATCGTACAGAATGCCTGCTGCTGTTACGCGCTGTAGCAGTGAGGCTGTTTTGATGTCGGTATCCGTGATTGTTGATAATATCTTATGTTGCAAACCAGCTAGCACATTAGCTCTGCCTCTTTTATATCCCTCGGTGTCTTGTTGTGTAATTCCGTACTTTTGCATGGTGCGGACAACATAAGAGTGGTCGGTATCACATAACGCCGCTATCTCTGATTTATTTAGATCAGGATGTGCTTGGTGTGTTTCCACTATTTTTTGCTGTTTTGCTGTTGGCTGTTTGGTTGTCGTGGTCTTTGGTTTGGCTGGCATATTTGCCTATCGGTTGTCTTATTGCGCCTTTCACCTTGCCGGTTTCGGCGCTCGGTAATCTATTTATTTAGATGAGCCGCCAGCAGAACGGGCAGCGGTCTGGCTCTCGTTGCTCCACTGATCTATATGCTGTCTGGCAGTGTGGACAGATGCGCTGTAGATCGCGGTCTATGATGTGTGCTGGTGCAATATGATAGTTAGTTGCCTGTTGGTTGCCTGCCATATCGTTATATATGTCGGTCAGTGGCATGATCTCGCCGTCGTCTGTAATACCGATGTGTCCATGTCGGTAGTCGTCCTCGATGTCTGCCATGATTGTGTCTATTGGTTTATAACGGCTTGTGTCCGGGTTGTGTCGCGTTGGTTTTTTCCCCCTGATACCTGATTTTTTTTACCTGTCTAATAATTTATACTATTTTTAAGGAGTTGTCAAGCACTTTCGGCACGGTTTATGCAATTGCAATTTGTTGGCCAATGTGATTTATTGCTGATTTGCTCCCTGCATCATTATTTTATAGGTGAGCTCATTTGTAAGTTATTGATATTTTATGCAGATTAAATTATTTTATATTTTATTACATATTTATTAAAATAATGCTTGACATAATTATTGATAGCAATTATATTCAGATCAAACAGGCAACAAAAACAAAATATGGAGGTAGGGCGATGAACGAAATCAGGATTAGCAAGGACATAGCACAGAACACTTGGATGGCAAGGTTTGTCGATGACGCTGAAATTAAATCGCTGTTTGGCACAGATACAATCCCCACGGCTTTTACAGCGGCGGCGGCAAAAGAAACCGTAATTGCGCAACTAATAAAATTAAATCCCGGCTATACGGTTACCGAGGAGGCATAATAAAATGGACAAACCAATCACCACAACAATCAGATTACCCGCCGATCTGGTGCGGCAAATTAAGCACTTGGCGGCAGACGGAAAGGTCAAAAACCTTAATATGTTAATTATCGACCTAATCAAAAAATACTTGGAGGAGGTACAGAAATGAGAATAAAACAAATGCAAAGTGAAGAATGGAGAAAAATCTGTAACAATGGCGAACCTATCATTATTAGAACTGTTGGTGTTTCTATCCACGAGCCGAAAGAACAAAAGGGAATGAGCGATAAAATAACGAAATTTATCCAAGTTGTGTTTTTTGAAGCAAAAAGAGTTACAGATGAACTTGGCCAATCAAAACTAGAAAAAGGGAACGCCCTTGCTTCACTGATGGTTGGTAAAGAAGTTCCTGTTTTTTGCTTAAAAAAATCAGAAATTGAAGAAATAAAACAAACAGGAATATCGCAACGTTTCGGGGATAAAATGGCCGAGGTAAGCGGAGTTAGCGCTGTGATTATTGATGACGAAATTCTATTTTGCTCTCCCCTCGGAAGTGTATCATCATTAGAATTATATGTAGAGGAGGTGGCAAAATGAAATACACGACTATTAATATATACAGCGATGGTCACGACAAGGCAATCATGATCGGTGATGAGGTTGAATCTCCGCACGGTATCGGGATTATTAAAAAACTACACGATGGATTTGTAACAGTAGGGTATCAGGGGGAGCGAGATGGGATGTTCCCGGTTGGTGTGATTGTATTTTTGTCACGATCAAAAAACGAAGCAGCGGCAGAAAAGGAGGGGTGAAAAATGAAGGGGCTTGAGTCTATGACGAAAGAAGAGATTTGCACAATACTAAAAGAAATTATGGAGGCATGGGAAAAAAACCGTGCCTTGTGGATCAATAAATTTGGCACGGATCAAGGGTTTGGC